GATGGTACCTATGCAGGAATAAAATGGGAGTTGGATGAAAACGAAGATTTGATTGAAAAAAGCGTTCACTATGAATGCCAAAACTGCAAAGGAAGGATTGATTACAAAATGAAATATCCTTTGAACCTTACAGGAAAATGGGTGCCAACTGCTGTTCCAGAAAAACCATCATATAGAAGTTATAGTTTCAATGCTCTTTGTAATCCTCCAGGTTTTGAGTCTTGGGTTGATTTAGTTCGACAATGGTTATCGGCTTGTCCTCCAAGGCAGCTTGTCGATGTAGAAAAATTGAAAGTATTCACGAATACACAGCTAGGAGAACTTTGGGAAGATAGGGGAACAACTCCAAGAATGACTGCTTTGATGAATAATGTTGGTTTATATGAAATTGGAAAAATTCCTGATGTTACTTGTGAAACGGATGGAAACGGAAAAATAGCTTTGATTTCATTGGCTTGTGATTTAGGTGGTATTATGGATTTAGCAAATAAAAATGAGGATGTAAGGTTGGATTGGGAAATTGTGGCCCATACCTCAAACGGACAAACTTATTCTATCGATCACGGAAGTATTGGAACGTTCAAACGTAGTAAATGGAACAATGCAAAAGATAGGGAAAAAGATTCTGATAGGGACCGTTTTACTTTCAATGAAGGAGTTAAAAATTCTGTTTGGCCAGTATTCAAGGAAATAATGTATCGATCATTGGAGGGAGAAAGTGGAATGTTTTATGATATTGACCTTACTATTGTAGATACTGGTCACTTTACCAAACTATCATACAATTTCATCCAAAGCATCAAGGATAGAAAGATTTTCGGGATAAAAGGAGATACAGTTGAAAAATATCGAACAACTGATAAAAACACTCCAATTATCAGTCATTCACGGGAAAACAAGGGGTTATTGTATATTTTAGATGTAAACTTGCTAAAAGAAAAAGTGGCAAGCAATATGTCATTGACTTCCGGCACAGATGGTACCCAACCAAATGGATTTATGAACTTTCCTCAGCCATCAAACGGAAAATATAATAAGGCAAATTTCTTTGACCATTATGAATCTGAGCATAGGGTTGTTTCTATGAAAAATGGACAAGAAATAGGTTTTATGTGGAAAAAGAAGAGAGAAAACAATCACTTCTGGGACATTGCTATTTATGGACTTGCTGCAAGAGAGATTTTTATATCAGATTTAAGATTACAAGATACAAAGAATAGAGATTTAACTTGGAATCAATTTTGTGACTTAATTAATTATTAATTGTATATTTGTAGAGCCAAACAGATATAAAATATCAAAGAATAAACCCTTTTAATGAAATACCCTGTTTGGCGATAGGTATGGATTTAGAAGGGTTTTACTTTAAAATTAACATTATGGATTACAATAAAAATTTAGATTTAGCACCGATTAAGTATTTCTGCGAGTTTGATTTAATTTGGAAGATTGAAGAATTTAAAGACATTCCTAATTATGAAGGTATCTACCAAGTATCGGATTTAGGCAGAGTAAAGAGTTTAAGTCGAGCTTTTGTTAAAAAAGGAATTATTCATCATTATTTAAAAGAAAAAATACTTAGATTAAATATAAATTCTACACGTTATTTTAGTGTTGTTTTATATAAAAATTGCAAAAAAAAATCTTTTCAAGTTCATCAATTAGTTGCTGTGGTATTTTTAAATCATATTATCTGTGGAATGGTATTCGTAATTAATCACAAAAACTTTATACCAACTGATAATAAAAAATTAAATCTTGAAATCGTTACTCAGAGGGAAAATGCTAATCAGAAACATTTAATTAGCACAAGTAATTTTGTTGGTGTTTGTTGGAATAAAGATAAAAATAAATGGACATCTAAAATTAGAATAAACGGAAAAATGGTTCATTTAGGACATTTTATCAATGAAATTGATGCTCATAATGCGTATCAAAATAAATTGAAAGAAATTAGTAATTTAATATAGAATTTATTTATATCTTTACAATCGAAGGTTTTATAGTTGATTTTTTAGGTTAGTTAGTGATTAATCCAGTTCTTCATACGGCTGGATTTTTCATTTTAAAAACTTTTTTCAATTTTTATTAGGATATATCAAATAAGTTTTAATACATTTGTCGAAAGCAAAACGGATAGGAATCGGGTTGCTAAACTCGGTTCTATCGTTTGCCAAAAGATACAGCCCTTTTAAACAAGACTCCTATCCCTTGTTCTAAAGGGTTTTTTTGTACCCTGTTTTAAACAAGAATCGAATAGGAACAGTGGTCGATAAATTCTCCAAGCACCCTATTTTAAAACCATCAAGAAAGCAGGAACATTGGATGGACGGTAAACTAATCTATGATACCGGAGGAAGTTGGTTCGAGTAACCAATGTGAAAAACATAGAGTATGACCGACGAGCTGACGACAACTTACAGCAAGTTAATCATTAGTTTCCCAACGGATTTTGAGGTTTTTTTATTGAAAATTATCTCAATTTCTTAAGGGAAACTATATTCTCTCCTCACCTCCTCATCCTTTAGCAGGATAAAAATTTTTAATTATTAAAAAATATATTTTATGAAAGAATTACAAGAGAAAAAAATCGACAAAATTGAAAATGTAAAACAGGTTTCAATTGAAAAAAAGACTGTTTTTTTAGGAACAGTAAAGCCAAAAAAAGGGCATACGATGTTTGAAGTAAATTATAAATTAAAAACAATTGTAGAAGCCATTTTTGATGAAGTTCCTGCAATAAAATTTCAGGATGCAAAAATTGGAGTAAAATCTGCCTCAAAAAAAATAACCAAAAAAGAAGATTGCATTTATGTTTCAGCTTTGAATAAAAAAAATGTGATTAAGATTTTAAAACGAGAATTAGGAATTGAATTTAACTAAAACAAAAAAACTATGAAAACATTAATCATCTTGCTACTATCAATGACGGCAGTAGCGCAAAGTAATTTTAGACTAAACAAAGTTGACTCATTCAATTTTGCTGTAGTAATTGACCCATCAGCTTCTATTCAAGAAAATGGATTACACATTGGAGCCGAAATATGCTATACAGGTTCAGTTTATACTAGATTTGGATTTAGTCATTTTTCAAAGTTAAAAGATGGATATACTGATATAATAGGAGGTATTGGAATCGTATTTACAAGCGGTTATTTTGAAAGAACTACATACTATTCAGGAATAAGATTAGGTGTAATAATACGTAAAGCTACAAATGCTAGTGCTGGTTTTGAGGCAGGAATTGACCATAAAATAAATGGTAGTTTAATATTAGGGGTACGGGGAACTTATGATTATAGAAGTGATTGGCAGTTTTATGGTTCAGAAAATGGAATGCAGTATAGTACTTTTTTAAAAATAGGCTATTGTTGGTAACTTATTATATTGTATATTTACACTATCGGAGTCGTAGCCGTAATAAAAATTTATACAAATTCCTGCAATGATAAAGACTACGACCTTTTGATTTGCAGGTTTTTATTTTATGGAAAATTGGAAAGACATTGTTGGGTATGAAGGACTTTATCAGGTTAGTGATTTAGGTAATGTAAAGAGTTTAAATTTTAATAATATGAAGAAAGAAAAGCTACATAAACCTTTTTTGTCTAATGGGTATTTAAGGGTTATTTTTTCAAAAAATAATATTCAAAAAAAATTTACAATACATAGGTTATCTGCTACTGCATTTATTCCAAATCCTTTAAATTTACCACAGATAAATCACAAAGACGGAATTAAAACTAATAATTACCCAAATAATTTAGAATGGTGTACTCAATCTGAAAATACAAAACACGCTCATAAATTAGGATTAATTAATCAAAATGGAACTAGAAATCATCAATCAAAATTAACTGAATTTCAGGTTTTAGAAATAAGGGAAAGTGAGTTGTCTTTAAAGAAACTAGCTAAAAAATATAATGTTTCCTTTCAATTAATAAGTAATATTAAATTAAGAAAAATATGGAAACACATATAAAAGAAATGCGAAATAGTGGATTTGTAAAGGTGGGGATAAAGTTATGAAACTAGGTAACATCTATACAGCAAGTCAGATTGCAGCAATTACAGGATTTAGTATTTCTACAATTTATGAAAAAATTGCAAAGTTGAAATTGGCTCCTGAAATTACAAAGCAAAGAGTAAACTACTATAATGAAAGAGGATTAAAGATGATAATTGTGGCTTTGAAAACTGCACAGAAAGAAAAGTCGTTTACGAAATACTATCCAATGAAAACAATAGAAACTTTTTATATTTACGAAAGTAAAATCAATACATAAAAAAATGGAACATTTGACTAAAAAAAATGATGATATAAAATGTAAGCAAGGATATAAATCTTGGATACAAGCTAATTCAGAAGCAAAAAAATTTAATACTCATAGTGATAATTTTGGAGAAAAAAGACTCGTGTCGTATAAATGTAAAATTTGCGGACTTTTTCACAATGGGAAATCTACAAGAAATATAAATTCAATTTATGTTAATAAAACCAAAGTAGAAATTTTTTCTAATTTAATTAGTAAAATTATTATTACCATTGATTTAGAAAAAATTGACCCAAAAAAAATGAGTAGAATAAATAAAAAAAAGTAGATAAACTGCCTTGGCCGGCATAGTAACAGCCAAACAAAATAGAATATGGAAAATTTAAAAAAACTTGCTGAATTGAATGATTTAGCACAACAAGAGGGATCGAAGTTCTTTGCAGGAAACAAGTCAGCCGGAACACGTTTGAGAAAAGTTCTTTTGGAAATCAAGAATTTGTCTCACGAAATTAGAAAGGAAGTGTCAGAAACTAAAAATCAGTAATTATGCCACTATTAGGAAAACAAGTTAAGGACAAGATTACAGATTTTGAAGGAATTGCAACATCAAAGCATATTTATTTGACAGGATGCAATCAGTTTGGAGTTCAGCCAAAAGTTGACAAAGATGGAAAAGTTCCTGATGTTCGATATTTTGATGAAGCAAGATTGGAAATCACAGGAGAAGGTATAAATGCCATTAATGTTACAGGAGTAGAAAACGGGTGTGATTTTAGAGAGCATCCATAAAAAAAAACAAAAATTAAAATGATAAACAAAATTGAATATCTTTGTAAAACCTTATTCTAGTTGTTTTTTATTTTCCTTAAAAGTCGTGTAATTTATTTTATACGGCTTTTTTGTTTAAAAAATTATATATTTGTAGAGAATTAAATCGAACAATGTTGTGAAACATCGTATAACAATTAACGATAAAAGAGAACTTGTCTAATCAGGCAGGTTCTCCTTTTTGGTTTAAAACAAAGAGCTATGAATGACGAGTATATGACAATATCGCAGTATGTGGAGTGTAAATCTAAGTTGATTGGAAAGGTTGCTACTTATGATTTACTTATAGAAAAAATGGAGGCAACTATTTTAGATTCAACTCTTTCTGGAGTATATAACCAAATGGAAGTTGATGATGGACAGATGAAAGTGCGCTCTAATTATCGAAATATCGGAGATTTAATTTCTGCTTTGGAAGGATTGCGAAAAATTAGACAAGATTACATTAACCGATATAATGGTAGGGTAACAAGATTAGTTGGGGGAAGGCTTTATTAAAAAACAAACAATATGGGAATTTTAAGTTATTTTGGTTATCAAAAGATAGATAAATCAGAACCAATACAACAGACATCGAGTGTTGTTTACCAAGGCGATATTGCCTACGGACACAATTATCCTATAGTGGATAAAGTTTGGGATGGAGAGAAAACACTTGGAGAATTAGGGGTAATTACCCGTAATATTCCTGATTTCAAGAA